TCATTTTTTCATGTTGTTTGTGCCTGTTATGGGTCTATGGACATCCTCTATTGGCATTATTGGTCTTGCTCTCAACCTTCGTGCTTACGATTTCGTGAGTCAAGAGATTAGAGCAGCAGAAGATCCAGAATTTGAGACCTTCTATACAAAGAACATCCTATTGAATGAAGGACTACGTGCATGGTTGGCACCTGCTGATCAACCACATGAAAACTTTATCTTCCCTGAAGAAGTTCTGCCCCGTGGTAATGCTCTCTAACCTTTAATAAGGATTTCGTTATTAAAACTTTAACCTTAACCTTTAATAAGACATGATCAAATCACTATTCAGTTTTATATTTGCTGCCATTATGTGGGTTCAAGTCCCACAATGGAGTGACGATTGGTCTAAGTGTGCCGTAGATGTACCTGACACAGCATGTCATTGGTATATCACAGCACCCGATAACACCTTTGGTGAAGGATTCAGTTGGGCGAATGCCCCTTGGTTCAGTGCTGAAGGTCTCCTAGACATTGGAGAACTTCACAACACAGTTCAATCACTACAGGAGGCATAATGATGCAATTTCAGTATCTTCTATGGGTAGGACTCGTTATCTTATTCGTTATCTCTCAGGATTCTGATGGTGATGATGATCAAGATGGCGGTATGATGGTCCCATCGTATCAAGGAGGAGCACAATGAATGGTTTTGAAGTCACGCTATACTTTATATGCTTCGCTCTCATTGCTGGTGGTGCCTTCGCTATGATGTGGGCTAACATTCAATCTATTAATATAGAGATGAGGACTCCTCCCAAACCAAAGCATCCTGAAGCACCAGAAGCAGGTGAAGAATTAATGTATGTAGATTTATCTAGAGAAAAACTAGAAAAACTTTATGACAAAGAATAGAGGATGCTGTGGTGCTGGATGTCCAGACTGTCCATTCAGACCAAAACAAAAATGACTTTTTGATTCTATAAAAAGTGTAAAAAAATCTCCGCTAAAAAATCACTCAAAAGGGTGATTTTTTTATTGCATATTGGTGTTCAAATAAATAAGTTATACACAGTCGTTTGATATATGCCCACATACTATTACCCAGAAGGACCTATTGGTCCAGTATGTGACCTTCCTGGTTCTATTCAAGGTGATTTCGGAAATCTTGATCAAGATGTTATTCGAGAACTTATTGATGCTGGAGACAATCGGTTAGTCACATATGGACCTATTGTATTTCCTGATCTGGATTTCAATATGGGTGGTCCTGTCACTACAATTCTTACTAGAAGGTGTAAGGTAAGAGAATTAGGAGATGGAACAATAGAATATTATGATTGTAAAGATGTATTCAACAACCCTGATGGTGGATCTCCATGGCCATTAGGACCAGGTGGATATGATTGGGAGACTATATCCAATAATCCTTGGGGTTTGGATGACGATTTTGAGGACCTAACATTAACTCCTGAGGCATGTCTTCCTCATGATCCTGATATCAATATTTTACCGCAAAGATTTTATTTGGCAGATGGTTCATTTGTTTTAAAAAGATTGATTGAAAAATCAACTCCAGTAACTTTTCCTGTTAATAGTGGTGGTGAAAGTTCATCATCTGCTATTGATGGTGCTGTGTTTACTAGTAATGGTACCACTCTCACCCTTGAGTCTTCTGGATCAGGTAATGCGAATGTTGGATTGACATTTAAATGGGATGATAATCCTAACGATGCAGGCACTTCTCTATCAGGAGTGAATATTAGTGGTGTATCTTTTAATGCAAGTGGTCAGAAAGGAGAAACATCTGGCACTATTGGTATTACTGCAGGTAATAATTATCCAGTATCAATAAATCCTGGAACTGGATATGGAGGATTTGTACTTAAGAATGGTGGAAAGGAAGTATGTTTCTTTGATTTGGATGGTGATGATTGCAATGCCAATCTAATAATTGAAGGTGCTGCTGCTGAAGATACCGTTCCTAATGAACCTGGATTTTGGTCAGAGGAGGCAAACAAATATGCTGTATGGGTGAATCCTGAGTTATGTACTTTACCATTCTTACCTCAAGAGGTGACATATTTTGTAGATATTCCTGCAACTGATGATTATACACTTGTTGGTGGTGCAGATGATAACTTTAATGTATTTTTAAATGATGAATTATCTCCTGCAATTGGTGGTGCTGGAGGTATATTTGCTGGAGGAGCACTTACTACTCCATACTCTACTACTAGATCATTGACGGCAGGTGTATTAAAAATCGTTGTTAAATGCACTAACTCTGCTGCTGGTTTTACAGATGCTAATGGTGATCCTACTGGTGAAGCATTTAGTTGGGATAGAAATCCTGGTGGATGGTATTTGAGATTGTGTAGAGGTGGTGCATGTACTTCGGCATCTAATGTTACTTGGAGAAATTCTGGACCTCATGATGCATGGTCTGATTTCATGAATAAGTATGCAATGTTTGCTAGTAATAATCAAACACTCAGTGGTCTGCCACAGTCTTCTACATGGACAGTGAATATTCCTGCACCAGGTAATTATAATTTAGAAGTTCAGGCAGACAATACTGCAGATATTAGTTTTGATGGAACTGCGCTGGGAACTGTAAATTCATTTACGAATAGCACAAATTATACATTAGCCAGTGTCTCTTCAGGACCACATACAATTACAACTGTTGTTACTAATTTAGCTCCTGCTGCAGGAACTGCTGACCAATGGGCAACTAATCCTGCAGGTGTTGCATGGAAATTAACATCTACATCAGCATCATCAATCACTGCAAAATTCAATTCTGATGGTGATCTTGTTGTTGATGGAGTAGGAACTGGAGAAATTGAATTAGATTTTGAATGGGATGATAATCCCAATGATGCATCACAAGCATTAGGAACTGTTCGTTGGGAAGTTTCTGCAGGATCTGCTCCAATTGAATTCACTCAAACTAAGGGAGATTCTAGTGGTAGTGATAGTGAAACTAGGACACTATACGGTGGTGAAACATATAGAATTCAAACATTTAATAGCACTGGTGGATTTGAGGTAAAGAATAGTGGACAAAAACTTTGCTTTAAAGATTATGATGGTGACGATTGCAATGCAGAAGTAACTATTGGAAGCACCAATAATAGTGGACCAGCTACGATTGCAGTTTCCAGTGACGTTAGTGCGACGAGGGTTAGAAGTAATATGATTTGGAATACTAGAGATGATGTATTGTATGAGTATGTTCCAATTAGTGGTTGTGTTGTTCAGGAGGCATCTTCTGATTACGGAACAGGATTCTTTGGATATCTTCTTTATAATGATGGTACTGTTCAGCAAGGGAACTTTATTACTAAATTAAAACCTGAGTTTAAGTTGGAACCAGTGTTCTCTGGATCAGGATATCAATCAAACTATAGTGCTATTGCAGCAACTATTTTTAATTCATATCTCAACACTATTGGTAGATTCCCTGAACCTACGGGATTTGATGGATGGATAAATGCTTTCATATCCAATCCAATGTTTACAAGCTTGACAGTATTAACTACTGCAATCTATAATAGTTACATCACCGCACCTCCTAATGGTTCTGGTGAGCAAGCACTTCAAACATCAAGAGGTGGTTTAACAGGAAACTATGACAATTGTGACACACGGAGAGTCTAATGGAATTGCCTAAAATTAAAAACGAAGAATTGCCAGAAAGACTTAAAGAAATTCTTGGGGCAGAAGATGCAGTGTTTGACTCGATTGTAGATCCAATGGATGTGATTGACAACTTAGAAGTAGATCCAGATTCATACTACAAACAACGCTATGACATACAACAAAAACTTATGGCATCGAACAGGAAACTTAATGAGTATAAAAAATCCGTATAAATATTAACTGTTACGTTTTACAACAAGTTGAAGGTGCCTCAATTAATCGCATCTCCTTGTTGACAGCATCCCCTAAAGATGTTATACTTATCACAACGAGAGGTAGTCGATCTCTCTTTCATCCGTGGGATACTCCACGAGATATACTTAAAGGTAAATTTTCAATGATCAAAAATGTATTCGCAGCAACCGCTGCTCTGTTCGCATCCGCTGGTGCTGCTTTCGCAGGACCCTACGTCAACGTCGAAGCTAATTCGGGTTGGACGGGATCGGATTACTCTGGAACCGCAACGGATCTTCACCTGGGCTACGAAGGTGCTATTGGTGAGAGTGCTTCATACTACGTCCAAGGCGGCGCTAGTGTAGTCTCCCCCGACAGTGGTGAAAGCGATACCGTTCCTTCTGGTAAGGCAGGTGTTGGTCTTTCACTTACCGATGCTCTTGGAGCATATGGCGAAGTCTCCTTCGTTGGTAGTGGCGACAGCGATGTCGATCGTGGTTATGGAACCAAACTCGGTTTGAAGTATAACTTCTGATCCACTAAATACTGTTGAGACCTTTCGTGCGGTCTCTACGAAAGTCGGAACACCCATGGGACCTCATAGAGGTCCTTTTTTTATCAAAGGTATTATGAACTTCACCATTTATTCTAGAGACGGTTGCCCTTATTGCACTAAAATTAGACAAGTACTTTCTGCAAAAGGATTATCCTTTACTGAACAAAAATTGGATCGTGAATTTTCTCGAAATGATTTCTATAAACAGTTTGGTCCTGGTAGCACTTTTCCTCAAGTTTTGCTAGACTCAAAACGTCTCGGTGGATGCACTGAGACAGTAAAGTATCTTCGAGAGAATAAGATTCTCTGAGATGTATACTAAATAATTTTAAGTTTTGAAAACAGGAGGGTTGGTTTCCATATTATTGTTAAAATGTTTAGAGAGGGGAAACCATGTTAACAGCACTAGTAGTTTTATTTGTAATTGGTGCTTTCTTTTTAGGAAGTGTTATTACTTGGTTAGCAAAGGGGTATGTCGAAGATTTTATCGAGAATGCTGCCTATGCTAAATCCGTTACACATCCAGAAATGTTTGATGAGGATGGTAACATGTTACACGACGAACTCATTTACATTAGACCCGAAAATCCATACTGGAATTTCGATGATGGTGACGATGAAAACGATTAAATGATTAATGGAGTTATTTTAAATTATGCCAATCAATGCGCTGCAAAATAGTAGTTCGCGACTGCTAATTAGTGAGGTCTTACGCAAGGTCTCTAATGCTAAAACCAAAAAAGAAAAGGTTGATCTCCTTCGTAGGTATAATAGCAATGCACTTCGTCAGTTGATGATTATTAACTTTGACGATAGTGTTATTTGTTTGTTGCCTGAAGGAGATGTTCCTTATACACCAAACGATGCTCCTGTCGGAACGGATCACACTCGTCTGGAATCTGAGTCTCGTGGTCTATATCGTTTCTTTAAAGGTGGTGCTAAACTTCCTTCAATGAAACGAGAGTCTATGTTTGTTCAACTTCTGGAAGGATTATCTGCTGAGGAAGCAGAACTTTTAGTTCTTGTTAAAGATGGCAGGATGAATGATCAGTATAAGAGAATTACTAAAGCAGTAATCTCCGAGGCATTCCCAAGCATTGTCTGGGGAGGTCGATCTTGAATGGCATCAGAATCATAAAGCAAAATTGTGATCCCAACGATGGGGAAGATAAGACTCTACCAAGTAATGCATATCTGGTAGAGTATGTC